CGTTCGCGGCTTCCGTGATCGAGAGGTTGTACTGCTCGGTGGTCAGCAACCCAGCGCGCATCGCGGCGTCCAGCTTCTTCACGTGCGCGTCGAGCACCTGTGCAGGTGTGCGCACCGCCTCCGCGGTTTGCTCCGCGAACTTTTGCAGCTCCTCACGGCGCTTCTTTGCGGCCTCGAGCGCTGCGGCACTGGGGCCGCCGCCCCCACCGCCATCCGGTTTCTTGTCGAGGTCCGCCAGCGCTTGGCGAATCTCCTTGTCCTGTTGGAACTGCGTGCGGCGTGCGTCCAGCGAGTCCTCAAACGACATGTCTTCCTTGCCGAAGATTTTGTCGAGCTCCGCCTGCTGCTTCGCGCCCATGTTGCGCAGCGTGTCGCTGTCGAACCAATCCGCAAACTTGTTGATAACCGAGACGCGCGTCCGGTTACCGGACTCCATCATTTCCTCGGGGCTGAGGATCTTACCAGCGATGTGCCCCATGATGCGCAAGAATTGCGACGCTTCGAACGCGGCGCTGAACCACGACTCCGCGTTCGTGTCGATGGCCTTCGACAGGTCGGACATCCCTTTGCCCAGGGCGCTGCTGAACCCGACCGCCTTGTCGAACTCGCCAATGAACATGAGCGTGCTGTTCGCGAGCTGCTGGAACCCCTGCCCAAGCGTCGGCAGGGTCTTACCGAACTCCGCTTGCAGTACACCGGCCTGCGACTGGATAGCTCGGACGACCGCTTCGCTGGTGAGTTCGCCTTCCGCGCCCAGCTTGCGCAGCTGACCAATGGTGACGCCCATGCCCTCAGCGATCGCGCGCGCGAGGCGTGGTGTCTGCTCGAGCACCGAACGCAACTCGTCGCCGCGCAGCGCACCGCTCGACAAACCTTGACCGAGCTGGATGAGTGCAGCTTCGGCTTCCGTGGCGCTGTTGCCGCCGATTGTAATGGCCTGGTTCACCGACTCGGTGATACCGATCAAGTCGCGCTGCGACAGCCCCAGCTCCTCACTTGCGCGGTGCAGGCGTGAATACAGGTCGACGGTGCTGCTGAATGAGCTGCGCGTGCCCTGGGCTACGTTGAACAGCTCTCGTTGGACGGTGCCGAGCTCCGCGGAGCTGTCCGTGACCAGCCGCAAGCGGTTCTGCAAAGTCTGGTACTGGTTGATCTGCTGGATGATCCCAGCCGCGGTAAACAGCGCGGTCAGGGGTCCCATCGTCCCAAGTAGCCCGCGAGCCGCGCCGAGCATGCCGGACATCCCGGACGCCATGCGCTGGAACGCACCCCCGGCGCCCGTCGCATTCTTGACGATCCCAGCGAACCCACGTCCGGTGGCAGCAAGGCCCGCGCTGAGTTTCGTCGCACCGGCTTGAACGGTACCGAAAGCCCTATTTGCGAGGGCGGCCCCTTGCTGGGCTAGGCGGGCGTCGATTGCTACGCGGAGGGTCGCCACTCACCTTCACCTTATTGCGGCCGTCATGGATGAACTGAATGTACCGATTATCCAGCTCCCTGCATAGGAGCGCTAGGATCATCGCATCTTCCTGAGCCCAGCCGTGCAGCGTCGCGAACGCGACAACCTCTGAGTTCGAAATGGGAACCGGCCTGCCGTCAAAGCCGTTGGCCCGCGTGCGGTCCAGGCATAGGTACGCTTGCCAATAATCGTCGAGGTACTCCGGGACGACCGGCCGATTCTCGAGCGCTGCTACTCGTACGCCGCGGGCTTGTAGCTTCTCCAGTCGCTTTACTTGAGGTGACCACTCCGCCCACCAGAGCATCACCTCTTCTAGTTTTTTGCGGCTTCCTCCAGCTCGATGTCCCGGAAGTTGGACATCCGCTGCGACTCCTCGACGACAAAGTCGCGGAAGTCGTGGAGCTCCGGGTCGCTAAGGATTTCTATCGCCTTGTCGACGCTGTACTCGACCGGCTCACCCTTGTCATCGGTGAGGCCTACCCAGCCCAGCAGAATGGTCTCCGCTATGACGCGGGTGTGCATCTCCGCTTCCTTGACGAGGTCGACGTTGCCCCTGCGGTACTGCTTCCAATTCGGTCGTTGGAGCTCCATGAGACGCATCGTATAACGCGGGTTGTTGATGCGCGCGACAAGGATCTTCACCCCCTCCGCAACATCTACCCACGTACCCTGAGTTTCTTTCTTCGGGTTGGACCCGAAATGCTTTTTCAAATTCATGAACAGAACGCTCCGATCTTCGACGTGGCTTTTACTTGTCCGACTTTGAACGTCACAGCGCTGCGAGGGACCTCGTAGATGTCCGCACCCGTCTTGGGAAGCAGTACCGTGTCCCCGCAGGCTGTGCCGAGGGGTACCGTCCCGACGTTGCGGGCGACCCAGTAGTTTCCAACAGTGCCGCGGATTTCCAACGCGGTCGTCTGCACGGCGGACACGCCAGTCGGCGGGTTCGGGATGGTGTTGCAGGTTGGGGTGACGCTCTTTGTGTCACTTGCGAGCACGATAGTCTTGCTGGCCAGCGTGGACATAGCCGACTCCGTTCCCAGCGAGTTGTACGCCTTGACCCCGAACGACCGGGGACCGCCCGGGAGGTTCTGTAACACCGTACCGCTTGCTGTGGGGTTCGCAAGCACCAGAGGGGTAGCGGTGGGCACCCCCGCAGCGGTCGACGCGTGGTAGACCTTATAGCCAGCCAGGTCGAGGAGTGGGGTCCCGCCTACGTTCGTGGTGGGTGGAGTCCAAGTCAGGGTCGTGTCCCCGCTGAGTCCGTCGCAGCGCAGCGTATAGGTGCTGCTCGCGGCCATGCTGACCACCTGCGACCCGCTGACCGCTTTGGTCCCGGTCCAGCCGTCGAGCGCGGTGCAGCCCGTAGCGCCGGTACTGCTCCAGGAAAGCGTAACGCTGAGCGGGCAGGTGCCCGTGGTGGGGGATGCGTTGAGGGTTGTGGTGACCTGGGCGCGAGCAAGTCCGGAAACAGCTAGCAGCGCTAGCAGCGCAATTCGCATGTTCATGGGTGGCCTCGAGAAAGGGGGCCCCGTAGGGCCCCCTGTTGGTTTTTAGAACAGGACAGAACCGACGAAAAAGCCGACTCCTGCGGCAATGAGCATTTCGATCTTGTGCTCAGCGAACACCGTGCGTACACGGTCAACGATACCTTGCCAGTCGATCATGGTTACCTCCTCAGTAACTTGGTTTCGGTTTGGGCTTACGCGGTTTCCGGGGCTTCATTACGCCGGGAACCGATTGATCGCGAACATGTAGTTCAGCGTCGGGTCGCGTCGACACGCGAACTCCAGCTCCGCTACAACGTCCTCGTCATTGCCCCCTGCACTTGCTTCGCCGTCCGTGATGCGCACGCTCGGGAAGTGGTACAGGTATGAGTTACCTTCGCCGTCCGTTGCGGTGAACGACAGGCTGAACGCGGTGTAGTTCGTGTAGCGGTCGAACATCGTGCGGTTCAGGAAGTAGGAGTTCAGGGTGCCGGTAATCTCGAACCGGCCCAGGCCGATTCCAACCGACGCCAAGCTGCCAATTGCGGGCTGCTGGCGAGGCTTCGCGTCCACGCTCAAGCTGATCTCGAGGAAGTTGACGCCCGTTGCCGCGGCGCCGTTGATGAGTACGTTGCCGATGTTGTCGACCGCGTTCATCACATCGTTAGAGGCGGAGGCGACCGTGGGGCCGGTGCCCACGGTGGTGCCGCTGGAGGCACCCTGCTTGCCCTCGAACGCGAAGTTGCCGTTGATGATTGATCCGGGCTCGATGGTGAGTTCGCCGCTGCCCACGCGCATGCCGGTGTAGGCCTGGAACTGCGCGGGCGAGAGGTCGCTGAAGTGCTTCTCGACGGTGTACGACTTCTTCGTGATACCGTTCTTCAGCTGGCTGGCCTGCATGCGGCCCGCAATCGCGGAGGCGCTGGGGGCAGCGGGGGAGATGGTGACCGCGTCGTTGCTCGCCTTCGCTGTGACGAGGTAGTAACCATTGTTCGTCGCGACCGACGTGCCGGTGAACTTGATGTACTGCCCAACCACGACGCTCGCGAAGGCGCCGGTGCTGGAGACTCCGCCGGTGCTGTTCGGTGAGTTGGTTGAGAACGTGAACGTCGCGGTGTTGCTTACCGTCGCCGACCAGTCGTTCGACAGCAGGCCCTCGAGCAGGTCGTCGTGCGCGCCGTAGCTAAGCTCGACCCCCACTTCGCCGCCTGCGGCGACGCTGGTCCGGACGATGTCCGCGACCATTCGGTCGCTGCGGATCTCCTCAGACGTCGCCGTCTCGGTTGTCTGCTTGAGGCTCTCCTGCGTGAACCGCAGTTCGGTGAGCGCCGATGCGGGCGTGCTGCCCCACGTGGTCTCCTCGACGTAGTAGAGCTGTACACTGCTGCTGTCGCTCATCGCGAATTCCTCATATCAAGCTATCTGACTGGTAGGGCGTTGATGCGCTAAACTGAGTCCAGGCATCGGTGGTGCCAACACGATCAACCGAAGTCGCGCGGAAGACAATACCAGAGATCGTCCGCGCCATAAAGATGTCCGCGAAAGCGTCGCACAATTCCATCGCGCGACCTTCCCCAGATCCAGCGGGGACAAATACGTCCAGCACAACGAGCCCGATGCGGCGGAACCGGCGTTGATTTCCCATCTCCACCTGCGTCTGCTTGCCCGGGATGATCGTGAGTCGAACCCAGGGCGCTTTCGCGGAGGTGAAAGACGCGGGGGTCCGCTCGTCTGCAAAACAGTGCGGCACCGCAGGGGTAAACTTCGCGGGCCACAGGGCTTCGAAGCGCGCGCGGATTGCGGAGGTGTCTGCGGCGAACATTTACTCGACCGTCCCGTAGGCTGCATTTATCTCAGCGAGGCTCAATCTTACCATACCGTTCGGAGCTTGCTTCGACCAACCGAATTCGAGCCGCACGATATAGGGGAGATTGTTGTACAGCCAGATCACGCCGCCCGGCTTGGCGGACGCCATCTTCGAAACACCTGCCGCTAGGGTTGTGCCGCCGGTTGCGTCCTCACCGCGAACCTCACCGCCGCCCGGTGTACCCAGCGACACTTGCCAGTTGGCGCGGGCGCGTCCGCCCACGTAGCCCGCTGGGGCGCCCGCTGGGTTTTGCCACAGGGAGGGGTTACCGACCGGCGTGCGAAATATGATCTTGGACAGCAGGTCCAAGGCCATCTTTTTCTGAAGCACAAGAGCGCGCTTCGGAACGGTGACCGCGAAGGCGTTGATCTCCTTGTTGAACTCGTTGAGGTTCGTGACCGACGCGCCCACGCTATTTCCGCAGGTACATCAGGTACGCGCAGCGCTCCTGGCCGCTCCACTTCGTGTCAACGTGCACGATCTCCCACGTGGTGCCTTGATGTATTACGAGGTCGCTCTGCGAGTTCGGTTGGATTGCGAGGTCCCCAGCCGCCACCATGCAGGTCGAGTCACCGACCTGATAGGAAGCGCCCTTCATCCGCTTTTCGTTGCACGGTGTGGGCGGGGAGATGAGGACGTTGTAGTCGGTGTCGGTGTCGGTCACCGTGCCGGTGGTCGCGTTGTGCACGCTGGTCCGGCGGCGGAGAACCGCGGGCGTGCCGAACTGCGCGATCAGGTCGATCGCTAGCGGAACGAATACGTTGTCGAGATAGCCGGGCACGGCTAGCTCCGCACGACGCTGCCGTTGGCCCCGGTCGCCTTGAGGAACGGGAGGAGGAGCTGCTGGCTGTCCCAGTAGATCGTAGTCTGCCGCGCGCCCATGGAGCTCACGTCAAAGTACTCGACCTCGAGGCTGTCCGCGCCCAGCTTCTCGCGCTTCGTTGCGCGTCCAACGGTGGGTTGCAGCGTCACGGTAGGCGCGCCGGTGCTGTCCATGGTCGAACGGGCCAGCAACAGGTGGGAGTGCTTGACCTCCGTCGGCACTACGTTCTCCGGGACGAACGCGGTGTTCTGAAAGCTGATCGGAACGCCGGGGTTCGTGTAGAACGGGTCAAAGAAGTCCGGTACTTCCACACCGCGGCGCGGCCAATCCATTGCCTGGAACGCGTCCATGCGCGCGCCCTTCCAGCGCATGCGGTACTGCT